GGATTAAACAGTACACATGGACCAAACACAGTTCCAAAAATTATTAAGAATATATAAACACTTTCCATTTATAGAAAAAAAGACTTAAAATTTTAAGTATTTATAATATAAAACATGTTCCATCAAGATTGGGATGAAGTTACCATACACGGTAAAAGTGTTACTAAAGAAAAAGAAAAGGAAAAATACGTCAAGTTCATGGGTCAAGAGATAAAATTACCTAAACGGAGTCAATATTCGGGTAAATCACCGGAACAAAAACTTGACGAAACTGAGTTAGGAACGCACAAAAAAGTCAGTAAAGAAACGGGTTTAACAATTCAACGAGCACGTGTCGCAAAACAGTATACACAAAAAGATCTTGCTAATCTAATTAACGTATCGTCAGATATAATTTCGTCATACGAATTGGGTAAATCAATTCCCGACCATAAAATCATGCAAAAACTGCGTCGTATTCTTGGTGTTAAACTATAATGATTAACAATATGAATGATACATTAGGTAAAAAAATTCAAATGCTACGTATAAAAAGAAGTCATACACAAGTTGAACTTGCACATAGAATAGGTGAAACTTTAGATACTATAAACAAAATCGAATCAGAAAAAACCGAACCAAATTGGTACGTACTCGAAAAAATACAAAAGTATTTTAAGGTTAAACTTTAAAATTTGTTCTAAATTTTAAAATCTAAATTTTATTTGTATATATTTTTTAAATTTTATTTATTTGCTAGTAAACGTTTAATATACGATTAGTTGGAGAACGCGAGACCGCCCATACCGGATTGCACGCGGAGAACGTTGTAGTTGACCGCGAACATGTCGAGGGATGGTGTAGTCATAGACGCTGTGGCGTGTGTCATGTCCTTAAGTTGGACCGCAACTTGCGCGTTGTCAATTCTGGAGAAGTTGCAAGTACCCGTTGGTTGATGCTCTTCTGGCTTAAGCGCAAAGGAGTACGAGTAGATCCCTGGCATTGGCGAACCGGAGTGGTGTTGGTATGGTTGCACTTGGTTAAAGTACTTACCGGTTTGTTCCTTGAATCTGTCTTGACCGTTGAGGACCAACTTGAGAGTTTTCAATGGACCTCTGAAAAAACCGTCCTCAATAGCATCTTCAGACCAGGCTTCAATCATACCCCCGGTGCCAACGTGGATCATTGGTCTACCAATGTTAGCGGCTGGGGTCGCGTATTCCATTAATGCACCACTGTCAATAGATGTCGTCATCACAACATCAGCGACATCGCAGTTGGAAGTAAAGTTCCACAATTTTGGATCAGTCGACGCGGTTGGGGCACCACCGTTAACACACCAGACCAATTCCTTGACTGGGTGGTTGTACGACAATCTGACTTGCTTGGTCGCACCGGCAGTGACCGAATCGGAGCCAGTGTGTTGCACTTGCTCGATCAAGTATTCGTGACCCTTTTGCGCGAATCGTCTACGCTCTTCAGTGTCGAGGTAGACGTAGTTACCCCAAACCTTGAAGGAAGACGTAAAGTTGGTACCGAAATCGGACGCCAAGTCAAAGTCGAGTCTGACTTCGTGGTATTGCAAGGCAATCAATGGCAAAGCCAATCCTGGGTTTCTGTTGAAGAAGAAGATGAGTGGCAAAAAGACTTGGACACCGTTAGTTGTATCCGCGACTTGCGAAGAAGTCATCTTATCCCAATTGGCCTTGGCACTGTCCGCCAAGTACAATTCAGAGTACAATCTCCACCATTTTTGGTAGTGTTTGTCGATTCTTTGACCACCAATGGACAATTCAACATCCTTGATCGCACGTTCCGCAGCCCACGCGTGGGAGCAGCCACTGATACCAACCTTGTATTGAAGTTCGCAGTACATGTCACCAATCAAATCACCATTTCTGGCGACCGTGACGGAAACGCGACCAGACGAAGAGGCCGTACCGTTAACAGTTTGTTCGATGTTTTCCATCGCAAAGTTAGTGTGGCGTTTGTAAACCGCCTGGAAGAAAGTGACTTTTGGGTTACCAGTCAAGTAGACATCTTGGGCGCCATAGGCGACGAGTTGCATGAGACCACCGGCCATATTGTTTGTTTTTGTACTATAGGCTGAGATTTTTTTTTCGGATGATTTCGCGAAAAAACACGAATTGATTTTTCCTACTATATATAAATGTCTAACGAACCTGTACCAGAGCTTGAAAATGTTGATGAAGAAAGTGTCGACGAAAATATTGAAATTGAATCAGAAATTTCCGAAGACGATATCAATGATACCGAATCTTTTATCGACGAAACGGAACTTGTATCGGAAAATTCCGAAGACCTTGAAATATCAGAAAATGAAGATGATGAATATGATGATGAACATGACCCTTTTATGGATCTCGGTAACCTTTTAAGTTCAGTTCTTATATCTGAAGAAGGTGAAACTTTATGTTCTGCTTTGGTAAATATTTCCAGGCAGCTTGAAGTACAAAATAAAATTATGATTAAAATGTTATCTCATATCCAAAAAAAGGCTTAGAAAAATAACGAGTAATACTTATAAGATATGGAAGATACACATTATCCCGCTAAAGAACCAAACACTATTGAAGCAAATAGTATCCTGTGGGATAACAAAATTTCTGAATTAAACCATGAAACATTCATGAATCTCCTCTCCCAATTTGAAGATAAATGGTCCATCAAGGCATGGAATAACGGTAAGGAACCCTTCCAATTGGGATATAGAAATTGGTTTGACGAAAACGATATTAACGAAGAAACCGGTCAACCAAAAAAATTTAATTACTCTGATGTTGAGGGTGAATATAGAAGAATAAAGGATAAACTTAGTTTAATGTTTAATCGTGCTGATACTTTAGGTATTCTAAATTTCGAGGAAAACGATGATGACGATTTAATATCTCTTCGTCTATCTCGTCTCATTGATCAAGTTGACGATTGTTGGACTATTATTTATAGAGCCGCGCGTATGTACGAAAGGGTCCATCATCCCTCCTGGTTACCTGCAAATATACCTTCAGAACCTTCTATATTAAGGTGTTCAACACCGGATTTCGAAAACCTTAACGTTTTCCAAAAAGCTCTTTTAGCTATTTTACGAGAACTTTACGAAAATAATATAAAAAGGTACAAGGGTTATTGTTGTGTACAAATTAAAACACCTGAAGGTCATAACACGCGCGCATGGAGACAAACCGAACTTATTAAGGCTTACGTTCATCGCATGGCACCAAAAGAATCGCGTTTTGAATTGTGGCAAGATTTAACAAATAACGGAACAACTATAATTAATCAAGTTATCAAACATCTTGGTGATTGTTACGACTTACAATTTCCAGAAATTGTAAAGGATAGACACGTCTGGTCTTTCAGAAACGGTATATTCATCGGTAAAGAGTGGTCTCGTACACAAGAAAAATACATATCCGTATTTTATCCGTATGAATCAAAACAGGCGATAAACCTCGACCCAAAAATTGTAAGTTGTAAATATTTTGATACATTTTTTGAAGATTATAACGATAATTATAAAGATTGGTTTGAAATACCTACACCAAATTTTGATAAGGTTCTCCATTCACAAGAATTTGAACCTGATGTATGTAAATGGATGTATATCATGGGTGGTCGTCTTTGTTTCGAACTAAACGACCTAGATAAATGGCAAATCATACCATTTTTAAAAGGTATCGCGCGTTCTGGTAAATCAACGCTCGTTACGAAAGTTTTCAGTAAATTTTACGAAGCGGACGATGTAAGGACACTTTCAAATAACGTAGAACGGAAGTTTGGATTATCTTCTATACATGACGCGTTACTTTTCATTGCACCAGAAATCAAAGGTGATTTACAACTCGAACAGGCAGAGTTTCAGTCTATAGTATCTGGAGAAGATGTATCTATTGCAGTCAAATGTGAAAAAGCAAAAAACATGACGTGGATCGTTCCGGGTATACTCGGGGGAAATGAAGTTCCTAATTGGAAAGATAACTCTGGTAGTATTTTGAGACGATTAATGACCTGGCATTTCAAAAAACAGATTAGAGATGCTGATACAGATCCTCTATTAGAAATAAAGTTGAAAAACGAAATACCAATAATTCTCCAAAAGTGCGTTAGAGGATACCTTGAATACTCACAAAAATATAATTGTGAGGATATTTGGAATATCATTCCAGACTACTTCGCTCAAATTAGAAAACAAGTGGCAACAGTAACGAACCCACTCGAACATTTCTTACAGTCAGATGTCATCTTATTCGACGGTCACGGAGAAACCTACTTTTGTCCACTCGAAGTTTTCAAAAAAAGATTTTTCAATTATTGTTTTAAAAACAATCTAGGTCGACCAAGGTTTAATCCTGATTTCTACCTCGGTCCGTTTAGTAGTAGAGGTGTGGAGATCAAACGGAATAATGAAAAAACGTACGCAGGAAAAACCTACAAAAACCAGGATTTTATTATAGGTGTAGATGTGATAATAGAAGAAATGGAAGAATAATCTCAGCATAGTGTAAGTATGAACACTGATCCAAGACAATTCGTACGGAATTCAAATGTAGATATACAGAGAACAAATGTAGTACAACCGTTTGTACCCCGTGTCCAACAGGAAATAATACCACAAACTAATACAACTTCCACATTTTCCGAACTTAGAGTAGGTAAATTCAAACCAGGTATATACAATGCTTTAGTAAATGAACAATTTAGTAAAGATGAAACGCGTATCGATATAAAAAATATATTGAAACAGAAACCAAAAGGTCATGCACCAATAGCAGGAGGTTTAACCGTAGACATAAGTGAAATAAAGGGTATATATGGAAGATTTCAAACAGGTGTTGTTCACACAAAAGATTTTGGTTTAAAGGGTGATTTAGATAAAAACTTCTTTTCCGCACAATTTTCCGGGTACATGATGAACGGTATAGAAAAAAAGAATTTTAGTTTTAATATTTATAAAAATGGTAAAATTAGATTTTCGGGTGGATTTTTAGGTTTTAAAAATTTAAAAAAACAACCAGAATCTTTACGCAATTATATAGTTGATACATACACACAAAAAAATAAATTTTTATACAACGATATAGAATACAATAATATCGCAGGTCAATTTTTAACAAATACTAATTTTCAATTATACAAAATGACAAGTGAATACCGTCAATTACGCACTTGGGGGATTTCATTCCTCATGTACGAACCAGAATCATCACCGTTTCTTTATTTAAAATACAAGGAACATACATTTATATTTTCAACAAAAACTGGAAAGGCGGGTTCAGGTATTGTTCAGGTACAGGGTGAATCTAATCCCGATGATCTCGAAAGTGCTTATTCTATAGGTGTAGAACTTGTTAAAAAGTTACACGAAAATGGGTATACGATAGGTTTGGTTAACAAAAATGTTAACGCAGATAAAAAAATAATTGTTTCTAAAAAAACACAAGGTTCAACATGTCCTAAACCAAGAAGACCACCTTGTAAAAATGGATTTGAATCTCGAAAAAATCCACAAGGTTATGATTGTTGTTTCAAAATACCAAAGAAAAAACCCGTTAAAAGAAAAACAACACCAAAAGTTAAAAATACTAAAATTACGTACGATAAAGACGGTATAATGAAAATAGGAGGTAAAAAATGTAAAGGTTTATCCAAAAAAGTTTTACTCGAAGTTTCTAAGAAATTGGGTGTTGTTGGTATTAAAAACAAACAGAAAAAAGACGATATATGTAAAGTCCTTGATAAAATAGAAAAAGGTAATTCTAATTACAAAATAGATGATAAACTTTGTAGAGAATTGAAAAAAGACCAACTCGTATCACTTGCTATATCTAAAGGTATAACGGTAGAAGATACAGACACCGTAAAAATATTATGTCAAAAACTTCAAGATAAACCAGGTACACCAAATTCACCAAATTCACTTGCAAATGAAATGGAAAAAGTATTGAAAAATAAAGAAATAAAAGAAAAACGTTTACCTATAAATAGAAGACGTAAACTTAACGAAGCGAGTATTAAAAATGATTTAATTAAACTTTACGGTAAACTTTGGATGAAAAAATACGGAAACGTTATGAATATAAATAAAAATGTTCGTGAAGTTAAAAATAAACTAACTAAACTCGAAAATAATAAAAAATTTGTAACACGAGATGGTGTACTAAAAAAAATGGTAGCAAATGAAGTAAAAAAGGATATGGTAAAGGATTGGAAATTAGATAAAAAACAGGTTTTTAAGAAAATTTTAATCGAAAAAGAAGCTAATAAGATTTACGGTAAATTTGGTAAAAATGTTGTAAAAAATGTCGTTAGACATGTTATGTCTTTACCAAAAACTCCTTCACTTAAAAGCAACCAAGTTATAAGTTACATTCAAATGATTAGAGAACTTAGAAGTGAAGAACCTCTACCATTAAACATGAAAAGACCTTCACCACCTAGACCAAAACAACAAAAACCAGTACCAAAACCAAAACCAAAACCAAAACCAAAA